TGAGCATCATCTCTAACCTTAATTCCTCGCTGCTTGAATCCCGCTGGTAGGTTAACTAAGGTACCAGCATCGAGTAGCTGGCGAAGAGCAGCGGTTGCTGTTCTTGCAAGTCCACCAATCATATGAATTAAACCAAATCCATAAAAACCTAACCCTGGTAAAAATTTAAAATGTACAAAGTATTGTATCTTTTGTTTTTTAGGATCATTTGGATCCCAATTACGTCTAATAGATAATATTTCTCTAGAACCTTCATCAACTGTTACAATGTATGGTAATTTAATTCCTGTGGGCTCACCAGTCGTTGGATTTTTATCTTCAAAACCTTCAAGATCTAAATCTACATGACATTCTAACAATGTATACATATCTTCGTTAGGATATTTTGTAAGTCCTTCTAATCTTCTTTTTTTATTTTCTAAATCAGTTTCAGATTGTTCACGTGGTGATATTTCAACATCTTTGTAGAAGCCAGAAACTTGTTGTTTACGTAAATCGTTTTCAGTTAATCTAATTGTGTGAATGATTGCTTCTGCATCTTCTAAAGAGGTAGCTGTGTAAGGAACTACTAAATCTTCCGCTTGAATAAATTTAGATACAGGTCGTCCAAGAATTGAATCATAATAAACTTTTTTAAATGTTGAACCTGATAATGGTAAATAAAATAACATTTGATCAAACTCTGGTTCATATTCTTTCATGACATCCATAATTTGATAATTCATAAAATCTTTAACTCTATCTCCTTGTTGTTCTTTTTCAGGAGTTACTGTTCCAAGTATTTGAGTTCTTACTGGGCCGTCTGCTGGTAATAATTCTTTGTATGCTAATGCTTGAAACTGAGTTACTGCTTCTGCTAATACTGGGTGAGTTGCAGACGATGCTCCTCTAAATGGTTGAGTTCGTCTTTCATATTTAACACCTAATAAATCTAATCCATCGGTTAATGATTTTTGCCAATCCATTCTTGAAAATACATAATCATTATAGTTTCCAACTAACTCTGCTCCAATTGGTCCTAAAATTGAATCTGGTAATATTTCAGCAAGGTTTGAATTAAAGTCTGTCTCAGGCATTGGTTTGTTTGCATTGGGATCAAAATTTACATCAACACTTCCATCTTCGTTTTCTGTAACGTCAGTTGGACCAGAAGGCATTTTTTCAACGTTGTTAACGTCCATTGCTGCTTGTTCTGGCGATTGATTGTTCATGATGCTCGTGAGAGCTTTATCTACTTCTGCCATTATTGTTTTTCTCCGGATCAACTATCTTAACCTTTTTATCTGGTATATTCAAGCCTTGTGGGCATGGACCACGTAAGGGTGGTATAGTTGTTGTTAATTTTTTATGTTTAATCATTTAGTTTAACCCTTCTTTTCCTTTTTCTAAACTTTCAATACCTACAGGTTTCCAATCTTCTCGTTTTAAAAAATTTCTTGTTGTAGGATCAAAAGTGTCAAATATTTCTCTGGTTCCTCTACCTGTTTTAGGGTCTACTGTTGTACTAAATGTATACCTACTTGTTGAATAACCTTTTTCAGGGTCTATAATAATAAAAGAATCATTTAATGGATCTTCCATTGGAAACATATTTTTAGGTAAATTTTCAAATTTTAAATTAGGATCTATTGTTTTATCTAAAGCTTTTGCCATATCATCAACATAATCATAAGCATGTTTGTCTGCATGAGATTTCATATCATCTAATACGCCGTGGTATTCTTTTGGAAGGTGTTCTTTTGCATTTTGAATTGTTTTAATTAATGTTTCATGTTTATTACCTTTAAATCCACCTGCATAAGGAGTTAATGCTTCTTCTGCAGCTTTTGTAACTCCTTCCGATCTAGCTGTATAACCAAGCATATGTGTATTATTTTTTAATTCTCTTATACTATCAGAAATATTTCTTAATTTTTTAAGAAATTCAAAAGCTAAACTTGCTTCTCCTCCTCCTGCGTAATTAGTTCTAGTAATATGTCCACCGTCTTTTAAATAATTTGAATAATTATAATCTGTAGATTTTTGTTCTTTTTCTTCTGGAAACATTTGTTGATAGTTTTCTTTTATTTTTTGTAAAACAGGCATATCAAGGATTGGTACTCTTTGTGATTGTTTTTGTTGTAACAAAGGTTGCCATACTTCTTTTTGAAATCTTTCTTCTGCATCTTGCACTGTTTGTTGAGAATCTTTTTCTCTTAATTTTAAAAAACTTAAATAATCTATAGGTTTACCTTTAAAATCAGGATCTTGTTTAGAAAATGTTTCAATTAAATCTTTACGAGGTATACCAATCGTTGGTTGCAATTGTAAAATATTTAAATGATTAAGTCTTTGTTGTGATAATTTTTCATCATCTGTTAAATTTTTATATCTTGCTAATTCTTCTATTGGAGAAGGTACTCCAAACCAACCGTGTGATGCTACATCTAAAATTGGTTTTCCTTCATCATATTCTTTAGCTGCACCATATGTTCCTGCGGCAGTTCCTACCATGCCAAGTCCTTTTAAAGTAGTTGGAAGTAATTTACCTTTTTCTAAATCTTCAGATAAAGTTGAAAACACTGGAAGTATTTGTGAATATAATCTATTAGCATTTAATCCAGATAATCTTTTAACTTCTGCTTGCCCTTTAGCACTTTTTAAATATTCTAAATTTTCATCAATGCTTCTTACATCTTTAGGAACAATAAAAGAATATCCATATTTATCATAAATATCATTTAAACCTTTTGTTAATTTTGGATATTTTTCTGATAACTTATCATAATTTGCAACAGATATTTCTGGATGATCAAAACTTAATTCTAAAGCTCTAATAGGTTTTTCACTTTTTTTTAAATCTTTATTTACTTTTGAAGTAAATTTTTCTACTTGTTCATTATATTTATTTTTTATATCTTCTCTTAATTCATTATAATTTGGATCATTAGGATTTAATTTTTGTAATTCTTGTTCAGCATTTCCTAAAGTTTTATCAATAGTTCTGCCTTTATTAATATTAATATCAGAATTTATTCCTTGAGAAAATAAAGAATAATAACCAGTTTTATTTATATCAGAAGATTTTAAATTTTTTATTTCATCCATTGAATAACCTTCGGGTGTATATCTTCCAGCTTTTTTCCTCATATTTGGAAAAAATGTTCTTCCTTCTCCAATTTGTTCTCCTACTCTTGCTTCAGTTGCTATTCTTTGTAAAGAACTAGATGGTTGACCAAAACCTTTTTCTGCAAAATATCCTTCTTTTATTTTTTCAGCATTATTAATTAAGTTTTGATTACCTGTTTCTATATCATAACGACCTTGTCCTGAATATTCATAAAGCAATTGTCCTAATTGCCTTTCAGCCGTTTGATCTGTAGAATTTGGTAATATTTGTTTAATCCTATCTGTAGCTTTAGATAAATCTTTACTTAAAGAAAAATCTGGATTTGATAAAATATTTTTTAATTGTTCATCTTGATTTAAAGCATTTAAATTATTTATAACTTTAGTTGAAGCTGTAGAACTTAAACCTTCTCTTTTTGAAAGAACGTTTCCTCCTTCTTTTTGTATTATATCTCTTGCATTTCTAATTGTGCTTATCCCGCTTTTTAATTCTGGAAATTTATTTTTAAGAATATTAGCTGCATCATCTATAGACATTCCTTTTTTTGAAAGATCAGATAATTCTTTAGCAAATTCAGTTCTTTCATTAACATATTTTTGAGCTTCAGGGCTTGCATATTGTTTTAATTTATTATTTTTAAATGTATCTAATTGTTCTTCTGTTGGTTCTTTGTAAAGTTTAGATTTACCTGAACCATATATAAATGGTTTAAAATCTAATCCTACGTTTTTAGCTCTTTGTGCAATTGAACTTTCAGCAAGGTTAATATTTCTTTTATCTTTTATATGTTCAACTAATTCAGGTCCCGTTAAATAACCTTCTTTTTCTTTATCTATAATTTTTTTAATTTTATCTAATTCTATTTTTTTTGCATTTTCTGCTTCTTCTTTTGTTGCAAAAGACTGATTATAATAAAAAGGTGATCCAGGTGTTCCTATTCTTAAATAATGTTTATTACCCATTTGTCTAATATATCCACCATAAGAAAGATTAACTCTTCCACCATTAGCATATTTATTAGCAACATAAGGAACTCCTTGTACAATTTTAGTTCCATGATGAATATGTTTTGGGTTGAGTAAAAAACTCATCATTTGTTTATATTCGTCGATTTTCATTTTAGAACCCTAGTAGATAATTTAATCCACCATTAGCATTAGGCTTTCTATCTGTCGTATCAAAATTTTCTAATTCATTTTTATTATTAATATCATCAACTATTTTTTGAATTTTAGCAAATCCTTCAGGGTCATTTTGTTTTGCAAAATCTGCAAATGATTTAGCTGTATCAGGATTAGAAATATCTATAGTTTGTTTAGGTGGTTCTTTTAAATCTTTTGGAACTCTATAAG